GGCACAACAGGTACTGACCGAAGTTGACAGAATTATGGCCTGTGATGAGGCGCTGGGGCGTGAGCAACTGGCGGCCACGCTGGCTACGATGCCGGAGATGACCGCAGAGCGCGCCCGCGTGATCCTGGCTGCAGCGACAGTAAAGGCTGACGGACCTTCTCTGCACGAGCAGATTCTTGCGCTGGAGGAGGCGAAAGGACTGGAATCGCAGGCCGAAAGAATTGCTGAAACGCCGGGAATGACCGTGGAGCAGGCCCGTCTCATTCTTGCAGCTTCAGCGGACCGTGATGAGGGGGTGTCTGCTGCCACCACGGCAATGTTTGAGCGCTTTATGGCGGCACACTCGCCGGCTGCAGTTCAGAGCGGGCAAGACGGCATGAACGATACCGAAGAGAAGATGCTGCTGGGTATGCCGGGAACAGAGTGTTAAGACGAGGTAAAAATCATGACCATAAACACTATTACTGAACAGCGCACGGAAGTGCGTACTTTTGCCGGAAACGATCTGGCGCATACCGCAACCGGCGCCAGCGGGATTACCACTGCCACGTTGGCACTGACGCCACTGATGCTGGATGAGACCAGCGGAAAACTGGTGGTCTGGGACGGGCAGAAGGCCGGAACGGCGGTGGGCGTGCTCGCCATGCCGCTGACCGGCGCTGAACAGGTGCTGACGTATTACAAGACGGGTACTTTTGCGACCGAATCCCTTCACTGGCCGGAATCGGTGGATGCGGTGAAAAAAGCCAACGCCTTCTCCGGCAGCGCGCTGGGTCATGCTGCACTGCCGTAATTCACCCCCAGGCCGCCGTTGTGGCCTGATTTATTATCTGATGAACAGAAAGGAACCTTGTTTATGGGATTGTTTACGACCCGACAACTGCTCGGCTACACCGAACAGAAAGTGAAATTTCGTTCGCTTTTTCTGGAGTTGTTTTTTCGCCGTACGGTGAATTTTCATACCGAAGAAGTGATGCTGGACAAAATTACCGGAAAAACGCCGGTGGCGGCCTATGTTTCCCCGGTCGTTGAAGGAAAAGTGCTGCGTCACCGTGGCGGGGAAACCCGCGTGCTGCGTCCGGGCTATGTCAAGCCGAAACACGAATTTAACTACCAGCAGGCGGTGGAGCGTCTTCCTGGAGAAGATCCGGCACAACTAAATGACCCGGCTTACCGTCGTCTGCGTATCATCACCGACAACCTCAAGCAGGAAGAGCATGCCATTGTGCAGGTGGAGGAGATGCAGGCGGTTAATGCAGTGCTTTATGGTCGGTACACCATGGAGGGGGAGCAGTTTGAGATGGTGGAGGTGGACTTCGGACGTTCTGCCGGGAACAACATCGAACAGGCGGAAGGGAAAAAATGGTCACAGCAGGACCGTGACACTTTCGACCCGACCCACGATCTCGATCTGTACTGCGAACAGGCCAGCGGTCTGGTAAATATCGCCATTATGGACGGGACCGTCTGGCGTCTGCTGAATGGCTTTAAGTTGTTCCGTGAAAAACTGGATACGCGACGTGGTTCGAGTGCGCAACTTGAAACCGCGCTGAAAGACCTTGGCGCGGTGGTCTCCTTCAAGGGGTATTACGGCGATCTGGCTATTGTGGTGGCAAAAACCGCATATGTGGCGGCGGACGGCACGGAAAGGCGTTATCTGCCGGAAGGCGCTCTGGTGCTGTGGAATACGGCTGCAGGTGGTATTCGCTGTTACGGTGCCATTCAGGATGCGCAGGCGCTAGCCGAAGGCGTGGTTGCCTCATCCCGTTATCCCAAGCACTGGATGAGCGTGGGGGATCCGGCACGCGAGTTCACCATGACGCAGTCTGCGCCGCTGATGGTACTACCGGATCCGGACGAGTTTGTAGTGGTGATGGTGAAGTAATCCGAGAGGGGGGCGATGCCCCCCGTTTGGTATTCAGTTGGGGGCAGATATGGCAACGAAAGAAGAAAACCTGCAGCGTCTGCGGGAACTGGCAGGGAGGCTGGAACGTGAGCCGGATGTTTCCGGCAGTGCGGCTGATATTGCGCAGCGTGTGGCGGAATGGGAAGAGGAAATTGCAGCATCCGGCGAGGTAGCCACGACAAAGGATAAGCAGGTGATTGAACAGCCGCCATCAGGGGGGCAGGTGATACAGAATAATGGCACGTTACCCGATGAAATGGTCACGGTCAGGACGCTGACATGCCTTCATGTTAACGGGTACGCTGCGGGAAATGGCATGCCCATAGAACTGCCCAGTCCTGGAATGCGGATTCGGGTATCGCCATCGGTGGCGGAAACCCTGGTCGGGCAGGGAATGGCGGAATATGCCTGATTTTCAGAATGCTTTTGATGCGGCGCTGGTCGGCGTGGACTGTACCATTGTGGAAGTTATGGGGATCTGCGCTCAGGTCACTTCCGGCGCACAGAGCGGTGGGGAACTGCGCGGGGTTTTTGATGATCCTGAGTCGCTCGGCTTTGCCGGTGGAGGCGTACGTATTGAGGGCTCCAGTCCGTCCCTGTTTGTCCGCTCAGAAACGGTGTCGTTGATGCGGCGTGGTGACACGCTGCATATCAACGGTGAGCTGTTCTGGGTGGATCGTATTTCGCCTGATGACGGGGGAAGCTGTTATCTCTGGCTGAACCCGGGACAGTCTCCTGCCGGAAACCGTCGCCGCTAAACGGAGGGGATATGCATATACGGGGACTTGAACAGGCGGTGGAAAACCTGAGCCGAATCAGTAAAACGGCGGTACCGGGCGCGTCAGCGATGGCTATTAACCGTGTTGCCTCAACGGCGATATCGCAATCGGCATCACAGGTTGCGCGTGAAACCAGAGTCAGGAAAAAACTGGTCAGGGAAAGGACCTGGCTGAAAAAAGCAACGGTCAAAAATCCGCAGGCAAGAATTACGATTAACCGGGGGGATTTGCCAGTTATTAAGCTGGGGAATGCGAGGGCTGTGTTGTCACGCCGGAAAAAAGGGCCACGTTCCTCCATGAAAGGTGGCAGTGTTCTTGTTGTGGGCAACCGTCGTATCCCTGACACCTTCATTCAGAGACTAAAAAACAAGCGCTGGCATGTCATGCAGCGTGTGGCCGGGAAAAATCGTTATCCCATTGATGTGGTGAAAATCCCAATGGCCGTGCCGCTGACCACGGCATTTAAGCAAAATATCGCACGTATCCGGCATGAACGGTTGCCGAAAGAGCTTGGTTATGCCCTGAAACAGCAACTGAGGCTGGTGATAAAACGATGAAACATACAGACATACGGGCGGCAGTGCTGGATGCACTGCCGCAACAGGATGGCAGGGCGACGCTTTTTGATGGTCGCCCCGTTGCTTTTGATGAGACTGATTTTCCGGCAGTTGCCGTCTATCTGACGGACGCGGAATATCACGGGGACGAACTGGATACGGATACTAGGCAGGCAATTCTGCATCTTGAGGTTTTTCTTCCGGCGCAGGTGCCGGATTCCGAACTGGATATGTGGATGGAAAACCGCATTTATCCGGCGATGAACAACATTCCGGCACTGTCCGGACTGATTACCACCATGGTTCAGCAGAGCTATGACTACCGGCGTGATGACGACCTGGCGTTATGGAGTTCTGCCGATCTGACATATTCCATTACCTACGAAATGTGAGGATGATATGCCAACACCTAATCCTCTTGCGCCGGTCAAGGGCGCCGGCACCACGCTCTGGATATACACTGTGCAGGGCGATGCTTTTGCAAATCCGCTTTCTGATGACGGCTGGACACGGCTTGCCAAAATCAAGGATCTGACACCGGGTGAACTGACGGCAGAATCCTACGATGACAATTACCTGGACGATGACGATGCTGACTGGGTTTCCACCGGGCAGGGACAGAAATCGGCAGGCGACACCAGTTTTACCCTGGCATGGAAACCCGGCGAAACCGGCCAGCAGGATTTGCTGCGATGGTTTGATGAAGGTGAAGTCAGGGCCTATAAAATCCGATTCCCGAACGGCACGGTGGATGTGTTCCGTGGCTGGGTGAGCAGTGTCGGCAAGGCTGTAACGGCGAAAGAGGCCATTACCCGCACCATCAAGGTGACCAATATTGGCCGCCCGGCGCTGGCAGAAGACGGCGGCACCATCACGCCGGTGACCGGCATCACCGTCACACCGGCAACCGTTTCGGTAGCCGTGGGCCAGAATGTGTCGCTGACGGTAGCCGTTCAGCCGGATAACGCTTCCGATAAATCTTTCCGTGCATCATCTGATCACAGTAATGTGGCCACGGTGACCGTGAAGGACAACACTATCACAGTGAAAGGTGTGGCGAAGGGGGCAGCACTTATTCCGGTCCTGAGCAACGGCGGCGCTTTCGCGGCGGTTGCCTCCATAACGGTCACTGACTCGGCAGCAGCACCTGTCACATAATTTTTTCCGGAGTTAATTCATGTTTCTGAAATCTGAACCGTTTAACCACAACGGGCAGACGGTCACGCTCTGTGAACTGTCTGCCCTGCAGCGTCTTGAGCATCTGACATGGATAAAAGCACAGGAAGAGCAGGGGGGAGCGCAGGCCAGTGAACAGCAGGCACTGGATGCACTTATCAGGGAGGGTGCGCTGCTGGTTGCGATGTCGCTCTGGCATAACCATGAGCTGAAAGACGCATTGTCGTCCTCCCGTGAGGAGACCGACAGGATCCAGCAGGTGGTGCTGAACTCCTGGCCGGTGGAGGCCATTTCTTTAGCCAGGAATAGGGTGGCGCGACTGAGTGGGATGACCGGTCCGGCACATGAGGTGCCGCCTGAACCGGACCAGAACGTTGCTGAACCGGTAACGGCAAAAAAGCGTACGAAGGCGAGCTGACTTTTGCCCTGAAACTGGCGCGCGAGATGGGGAGACCTGACTGGCGCGCCATGCTTGCCGGGATGTCATCAACCGAATACGCCGACTGGCGCCGTTTTTACAGTACACATTTTTTCCAGGATGCTGCATT